TTGCAGTTGCAGCCTTATTGGCAAGAATTGCCACATTAACAGAAGGGTTGAACAGGACATAATGCAACAAGTATGCTATGATGGTAGTTGACTTGCCTGACTGTCTAGGGAGTTTACAGATGGTGAAACGGTTGTTGTGAAATGTTCCTACCATCTCCTTCTGAAAATCATAAAGTTTAAATGAAATAAGTCCTTCATCAAGGGAGACAATTTTAATATACTGTTGTATGAAATATACAGGATCTTTCATACATCTCGCATATTCCTCAACTTCTTTTTTAGTCCAAGTCTGTTGAACATTGGCCTTTTTTAAATTGGGATTGCCTAGATAGACACTAGCACCGGACATTATTTGTCCTTCAGCATTTTTTGCAGTTCCGTTGTAGAACCAACAAATAATGCATTAGTTACATTCTTGGGTGCATTGCTTGGCACTTCTTTTAATTCTTTCATCTTTTTCTGAAGGTCGCCAAGCTTCTCCGTGACTTCTGCCACATTTTTAATCAGTTGTCCAGCAACCTCGTATGTTCTTGGATGCTCGCTTTCCTTAGCAAGCTCAAGGATACCATCGATGGCACTACTTCCCTTTTCAACTAGGTTATAAAATTGTCGGCGTTGATATTCGTAATCATCTTCTAAATCATCTTCACTGATAACAGGAGAATAATTTTCTACTTCAACAGCCTGAGGAACAATTTTTTCTACAATACCTAACTCTTTATCAACTTTCATCATGGTATTATCAATCTTCATTATTCATCTTCACCTGTCACCGGATTGAACTCTTTCGCATCTTGGAAGAACGATGTTGTTTCATTAAATCCAAAGTTATCATCAGCATCAGCAGATGTTGGGTCAGGCGTAACTGTAAGTCTGTGTTCCCTCTTTGGTGTTTTATCTGGCATATCTGTATACTGGTCAACTTGAACTGTCTTGATAACCTTACTGGAAGTAACAGGACCATAAAGATAAAACTTGGTAGTAAATGACAATGTATATATTAGAGCTCTACGAGAAGTAAAATCTCCATCATAACTGTCTTCATAAGATATGCTGTTCAAAATGATAGGAATATCTTTCTTAATTCCCATGTCTGACATATCGTTAATAGTAAGAGTATAATCAGGTTGGAAGTAAGGAAGAATTTGTTCCACGATTTGCAAAGCATCATCAGACTGTTTTGCCATGATATACAATTCAAAATCTAAATTATATGGCACCGGCATATATTGTGTGTCTAACTGTTTTGTGTTCGCACCTTTGACCTTCTTAAATTTTTGTACCCGGCTCAATTTTCTTGCTGGGTCATAAGAAAGGTCTTTAATCTCAAATCCAATTCTGGGAAGTGTGATAGCAACTTGTTTTGTCAAATCGGCATCTTCTCGCAAACGCACCAAAAACTTTTCTCTTGGCCCATATGCGAGAGGAACTTTCATAATTTGTGTTACTGCCCCAGAATTGTCTTTGCGTACAAGGTCAATACTGTTAAACATTGTTCCGAAAGCAATAACAATCTTTCGAATAGTTTCATGGTAAAATTGTTGTCCTAGCATTATGAGCTACTCCCTACATCCCCAAATGGATTTGATTCACTGAAATCTATAATTGGTCTACTTTTTACTTCAAAGTATTCATTTTGTGAAGTCATATCAACAACCATATCACCAACTATATAGTCTTCTTGGATGAGATATTGTGCATCACCAGTATCAGCAGGATTTTCAAGCATAATACTTTCACCAACAGATTGGGTATCATCTTCACCAATTATATTATCACCAGCATTAGCAGACCCATCAGTTGAGTTTATTAATAACAATCCATGTTCTGGTGTAAATTCTAATCTTATCTCTTCATTAACCGCTGAAGATTGTTCCAAAGTAAATTGATGGATAAGTGCATCTTGAGAATGTTCAGTTTCAATTGCATCAAGAGCTGTAATACCAGTATCGATAACTTCAGAACTATAATCATACAAGCGACAATGTAATTTATATACTGGATTATTATCTAACTGATAGAATGGTTCATCATGGTCTACAAAATTGATTTGGAATAGTTTATCAAGAACAGGATGATAAATTGCATCACCTTCTTGCGGTCTATCTGCATCAGTTACGGCGATATCTTGAATAATATAAAAATTATTATCGCCTGAAACAGTAGTTAAAGTTGATGAAGAAGATGTTTGGTCAACGCTTCCAGACTCTAACAACAATGACCCGCTAGAACTAGTATCTGTTCCAGACTCAATTTGTACTTGAGCATCCAGTTCTTGAAATCTTTCTTTGTTAACAACGAATGTAGCTTCACTTAAATTTTCCAAACCAAATTGATTCATCATTTCTTTTTCACCAGCAAAACCACCATCAGCATCTTCCATATACATTTCAATTGGATGTTGATTTTTGAATTGTGAAAGTGAATCTTCACCCAATATCATATCTTCAGCAACAAGGGTCCGGTCCATGTAATAAACATCATGGCCGAATATTTGAATTGCTTCTTTTATAAGGTTACTGTATAAGTTTTTTTCTGATGTTATCGAAGCAGAATTATTTGTATGAAAAAATGAATTGACAGCCATGAATTATCCTATCATATAATTGATTGGCAATTCGAAGGCAAGTTGAATTTCTTCTTCAAGGGTATTTTGTTCCTCAACTGCTTGAGAATAAATTGTTTCTCCATCCATTTCAACTCCACCCAACATAGTAACCCCTTTAAACTTACTAAGGTTAGCGCCCCATTGTTTTTTAATCAATGCAGTTGCATATCGTTTCAAATAAATGTCATCGTAGATATCAGTATATGTGGTAGGGTCTAATTTCCTATAACATTCAATTACGAGATAATCCACATCAGCCGTAACATCATTTGCCCAATCCATTTCAACATAAAGACGATTTTGGTGTTGGTTAAATCGAATAGGTGTTTCACCAACAAGTATACTGTTTAATAGATCAATATTATCCATTGTCATTTGATAATGTAGAATGTCAGTTGAAGAAAAGTCAAATAAATCATTTAACCGTAGTTGATAACGAATATCAAACATGCTGCTTCCACCACCAGTGTCAGTGAATGGGAACACCTGTACAACAGAAACAACAGAACTTGGAACAGGAATAAAGTTGTTTCCTTCTTTCCAAGTTGCAGTTATTGAATTGTCTGCTGTGTCAGTTGCACTACTTGATGCGTCACTTCTTGCACGAGCCACATCTGCCGTGGTAATTAAATGTTTGAGATACATTTTTTCAATACCATCGTAGTGATATTGTGCAAAATACTGCAATGCCTCGTCTAGACGGTCATCTACCTGATCGTCTGAAACATTGATATCAATTACACCGTAACCAAGAGCTCTGAGGCAATAAGTTTTTAATGTAGCTTTTGTTGAAGGTACAGCCATACTTTCTTCCTTTCTACATATTTATATGTATACTAACCCCAGTAAATTTTGTCTCCAAGTTATAGTTTATTAAACCTCAAATGTACAATCTATGGTTAATGAATCACCATTTGCCCAAGTGTGAGGAACAGCATTAGTTGCTAGTGATGTTCCAACAGTTCCCGCTGGATTACAATTAAGTGTAACATATGCTAAACCAGAACCCAGTTCAACAGTACCACCTGTAGTACCAGTTCCAGTATCGTCAATAATATATGAACCAGAACCGACATGGGCCATACCTGAAATAGTCGCAGCAGTAAATGGCAAACCAAATCTTAATACACCACCATTACCATAAGTACTTGAAGACCCAAAATACACTTTAATCAAAGCATGACAGAGGTTTCCAATTTGTGTATATCGACCAGTAAGAGAACCATTACCAATTGCTGGGGCATCTCCTGTTGAAGCTGCCCATGATGGAGTATATGTACCAGATTTAAGAGTTGAAACACTATCGTCACCCAGATTTAAACTACCAGCAGTTACCAAACCACTTGATGTAATCGCACCAGAAGCAACCGTTCCAGCAGCAGTTACATTTGCACCACTAAAGGTAAGTGCAGTGGTAGTACCAGATTTTACTATAAGGTTACCACTTGTGTTAGTAGCAGAACCAAAAGTGACACCACCATCCTTGAAGAAGATATCACCACCGTCAGCATCTAATACAATATCGGTTGTTGCGTCTAATGTAATGGTAGAACCAGAATCAATCTCTGCGATTGTCGGTGCAGTAAGAGTAAGTCCACTAACAGCAGTACTACCATCAGCAACAACAGCCTTATTGGCAGCAGCAGTACCGTCCGTAATACCATCTAATTTTTCTAAATCTGTTTCATTGATATCAGCAGAACCAATAATAAAACTACTACCAGCAGTTATTGCACCACTTGATGTAATTGCACCAGAACCAACCGTTCCAAGTCCAGATACATTACCACTTGTATCAAAAGTATAATTACCATCAGTAAAGACACCATCGATTGTTAGGTTTCTTATCGTACCAATATCTTTGTTCGCATCCAGTACAACAGCCTTAGAACCAGCAGCAGTTCCCGCTGTGATACCATCAAGCATTTCTAATTCTGCTTCAGTAATATTAGCAGAACCGATAATGAACCTGTCACCAGAAGTTATGTTACCACTTGATGTAATTGCGCCGGAACTAATTGTACCAATACCACTGATGTTTGTACTGGCATCAAGAACCAATGCTTTAGAAGCTGCAGCAGTACCAGCAGTAATACCATCAATCATTTCCAACTCTGCTTCAGCAATTACAGC